GCCAGCTTTTCTATCGTAGTCTTCTGAAGTTGCACTGGTGCATATTACGCCAATATGTCCGCAGTCGCTCAACACTTTGTCGCCCAGTCTTGCTACAGGTCTATTGTTAACAAGTGTAGAACCACTAGCAGTGATAATTCTACCACGAACAGTTATTGGAGCAGGATGACTAGGATGAGAACACACCCCTAGAGTTTTGTCATTTAATCTAGCTGCTCCTCTACTCATGCCAACGCCGCTTCTATCTCGGCAATTGCGCCGTCTAGCGAACCTCCAAGTGTAGTACCAACCTCACCAAAAGCTGCTACTGCGCCTTCTGCGGCTGCACCTGCGGCACCTGCGGCCGCAACCGCTACATCTTCTAGCGTGCCTGCAACTCCATTTACGGTAGTTTGAAGTGCTGCAACTCCACCTTCTAGTGCTCCACCTACAGCATCAAGAGTTTGTGTTACGCCTGCCCCAATAGAACCTACAGCGTCTTGCACTGCGTTACAGCTTATACCGCCTAGTGTAGTAAGTGTTTCATCTATAACGTTTGCAACTTGTGCTAGACCTGCATCAATAGCTGCTGTAGCTTCGCTTACTGCTGTTTGAACAGCTGATGTTGCTGCATTGATAGCATTTTCTACTGTGCTTAGAGCATTATTAATGGCATTAGTAAGTGCCAAGACAGCCCCTGCAGCTAGATTCAAAAGAGTGTCAACCGCCGATGCTATTAAATCTGTAATCTTACCAACAACTTCCTGAACCTTTTGTTGAATAGCTGCCACTGCATTTAAAGTTTCAGCTATGGCAGTTTCTGCAAGTTTGGCTGCTTCTGCTGCTATATCGCTTACTACTGCACCCATTGTTCCTAGAAGATCACAAGCATCTCCTGCGGTAGCAGTAAGAGCATTTGCTCCTTGTTCTACTGCACCGGCTAGGTTGCCAGCTTGGGCTTGAACATTTGCAACCGCTTGTTCAAAAGGATTAGCTATCGGAAACGCCATATCTTACACCGCCAGTCCTGTTGTCTGTTGTGTATATTGACTTGCAAGCTCTTTTTCTGTCTTGGCAAGACAAGATACAGCTTGTACTCTTAAATGGAATTTAGCATCTGGAGACACACTAAACATAAAGGGTGCCATGCCTAGACCTTGCTGTCCTGCAACCAGTGCCATAGGCTTGTGTAATACGAATTCAGTATCACTTTCTTGTTCTAGTCTTGCTACAATTTCTTCACCAGAAGTAAGTTTTATCGACACTGTGTCGCCATTTTTATAAGGGGTTTCGATTAACATTATAGTGTGTATCCTGTTCCGTTAAAATTTGTTTCTTCGAGATAAGTTGATAAATCATCGTACCCGCCAATAATGTCACCGTTTATAATAATTTGTGGCACAGTTCTGGCATTTGGAACAACTTCTAACAACTGCTCTTTAGTCCAGCCTTCTCCTAACTGTCTCAGTTCATAGGCTATATTGTAATTATCAAGCAGAATTTTTGCTCGTTCGCAAAATGAACAGTTTTCTTTAGTCCAAACTATTACTGTCATAGGCTGAATCCTTTGAATGTATCTTCGCTTACATCCTGCTTTGTTCCTCCACTCACATAGGAACTAATTTCTGTCTCTTGCGGAGCCACTTGTACTTCGCTGCCCTGAATCCATTTTTGTGTCCAAGGTAGAGGATTATTTTTTACACTGTAGGGACTTTTCAATCCAACATTGGTCATTCTACGTGTGCAAATAAATTCAATATATTCGCTCAACAACTGAGTGTTTAGACCAATCATCGATCCGTCTTTGAACAGGTAATCGGCCCATGCCTTTTCTTGATCTACTGCATCTACAAACATATCGATACATTCCTGCTCTGTTTCGTTTGCAATCTTTTCAAAGTCTGGATCGTCTTTCTTAAGAATCTTAAGAAGTGCCTGTGTGCTTGCTAGGTGCAAGTTTTCGTCACGGGCAATCAGTTTAATAATTTTTGCATTACCTTCCATCTTTTTAAGTTCTGCAAAAGCCCATGAGCATGCAAAGCTTACATAGAAACGCACACCTTCAAGAATGTTAACACTCATTAAGGTCAGCCATAGTTTTTTCTTTAGATCGTACATGTCTACTGTTACTTTTTTGCCGTTAACAGTATGTGTACCAGCACCTAGAAGATTGTAATACATACTAGTTTCAATAAGATCATCATAGTACTTAGAAATATCTCCTGCGCAATCTACAATTTCTTTGATGTCCATTAGTTCGTCAAAGACCTTGGAAGGATTTGCGTATACATTGCGAATGATATGTGTATAACTGCGACTATGAATGGTTTCTGAAAAAGTCCAAGTTTGAATCCAATTTTCTAATTCTGGAAGACTTACAATTGGCGCAAAGGCTTCTACCGGTGCTCGACCTTGCACACTGTCTAGCAGAATCTGTCTTTTTAGATTTGATGTAAAAATGTGTTTTTCATGATCCGATAAACCTTTGAAGTCTTTGGCATCTTGATAGATATCTACTTCTTCTGGACGCCAAAAGAATCCTAACTGCTTGTCTGTTAATCCGTCAAACTGCTTGTATTTCAAACTGTCGTAACGTTGAATAGTCGGACCCCCACTAGGATCTAGAAATGCTGTAACTTTGGTGTGGTCTACACGGTTTTCAATATCAAATACACTCATCATTTATATCCTTCTTAGATTGTGCAGCTTTCGCAAGCTTCTTCTTCATATTCAGTTTGTGGTAGCTCGTTTTCTTTTGATTCAAACATTTTGTTTACATCAACTTCACCCTGTCCGTCGTTGGTGTTAAAGTAGTATAGCTGTTTCCCACCTAGTTTGTAGAATAACAACATATGCTGTAAAAGAACGCTCATAGGAATTTTTTCATCTTCGTAGAACACAGGGTTATAGCTGGTGTTTACAGAAATACCTTGGTCGATATATTTTTGCAACACGCTCATAATTTTAATATATCCCTCTGGCGAACGCTGGTTCCATAGTAGGTCGTACTTATTTTTTAAACGCTTATATTCCGGAACAACCTGTGTAAGCACTCCGTGTTTGCTCTGCTTGACCGATATAAGGTTTCTAGGTGGCTCAATGCCGTTTGTTGCATTTGCAATTTGCGCACTTGTTTCACTTGGCATTAGAGCCATTAGAGTAGAGTTACGAATGCCTGTTTCTTTTAACTGCTCGCGTAGTCCTTCCCAGTCAAGGCGTTCTTGGTGAGGAACAAATTCGTCTAGTGCCTTGCTGTAAGTTTGATTTGGTGTGATTCCATGCCCGTATTTTGTTTCGCTTGTACCGCTACAAGCGCCATGTTCTACGGCTAGGTCAGCACTGGCTTTAATGAGGTAATAACTCCATGCCTCGGCCCATTCGTCAATTAGTTGCAAGCCATCGGTGTCAATATCTTGATATGTTAGTCCGTGCTTGGCCATCCAGTAAGCGAAGTTGATAATGCCGATACCTAGTGGACGCCTTTTCATGGTGCTAAGTTCTGCTGCCACTACAGGATATTTTTGATAATCTAAAAGTGCATCTAGTCCACGAACTGCAAGCATGCATACCTTTTCAAAATCTGCTGGCGTTTTGATGTTACCCCAGTTGATAGCACTTAGAGTACACAGGCTGATTTCGCCTTCTGGATCGTGCAGATCCTTAAGCGGTTTTGTAGGAAGATCGATTTCTGCACAAAGGTTGCTTTGACGGATAGGTGCAACTTCTGGAAGGAAGCTGCCGTGATCATTTGCGTTGTCGACATTCTGCAGATAGATACGTCCTGTGTTTTTGCGCTCTTCCATAAACATAGAAAACAGCTCAACTGCCTTTATCGTTTTCTTGCGGATACGTGTATTGCGCTCTGCGGTTTCGTATAGTTCGCGGAACTTATTCTGATCTGCAAAAAACGCATCATACAACCCTGGTACATCGCTAGGTGAGAAAAGAGTAATTTCTCCTCCGCTGATTAGCCTTTCGTAGAATAGCTTAGAAAATTGCACGCCATAATCCATATGTCGCACCCGGTTGTCTTCGGTTCCTTTGTTGTTTTTTAAAACTAGGAGCTCTTCGATTTCCAAATGCCAAATTGGATAATAGATAGTAGCGGCGCCGCCTCTGACACCTCCTTGACTACAGCTTTTTGTGGCAGCTTGAAACATCTTGTAAAAGGGAATAATACCAGTGTGGTAAGCATCGCCTTTGCGTATTGGAGAGCCAATCGCACGTATACTTCCGCCTCCGATGCCAATGCCTGCTTTCTGGGACACATACTTTACAATGGCACTTGACGTTGCATTAATGCTGTCAAGGCTATCACCTGTTTCTATCAATACACATGAACTAAACTGGCGTTGTGGTGTGCGGACGCCTGCCATTACTGGGGTAGGCAAACTGATATCATGCAGACTGATTGCATCGTAGTAATCTTTAACCCAAGTCAGTCTTTCTTCTTTGTTGTAATCGGCAAAAAGTGTAGCGGCAATAAGAATATAGCACATCTGCGGTGTTTCGAAAATCTGCCCAGTTACTCGATTTTGTGCTAGATATTTGCCACGCAACTGCTCCATTGCTACGTAGGTAAGGTTTTCGTCGCGTTCATGCTTGATAAATGAATTGATACGATTCCACTCGTCGTCTGTATAGTATGTTAACAATTCAGGATCGTAAAATCCTAGCTCGATATTTTTTTCTACTAGCTCTTTTACTGTGCATGGCTCGTACTGGCCGTAGACCTGCTTGCGCAGGTGGTAGTTAATTAGACGTCCGCCAACGTATTGGTAATTAGGTGTCTCTTCACTGATCAGGTCTGCCGCGGCTTTAATTAACGTTTCTTGGATTTCCTCTGTAGCCATTCCATTATAAAATTGAATTTGACTTTTGATTTCTACTTCGCTAGGACTTACGCCTGTAATGCCGTTGCATGCATAAAAAACTACTTTGTGTAGCTTTTCGATATCTAGTGATTCTTTGCGACCATCTCGCTTAGTGACCTGAATTTCGTTAGACACTTCTTTCTCCTAATTATTCGTATTGTTAAGTTTGATATTTATTGTAAGGGCGGCATAGGGTATACATGTTGCGATTCAAGATGCTTAGGAACACTATTACTATGCAAAATTTCATCATTATATCCTAGTACAAAATTGTCTACATACAGCATATAGACGTAACCTCGATTGCTGTCTGTATTGATATGTATCTCAAAAACCGATTCCTTAAAACGTTCAGTTAACTGTAAAGAATAACACATTCCTAGTACACAACAAAAGTCATCGTATTGATTCTCATAAACAAGTTCCCAAGGACTAGGCCAAATGTCCGGTGACCACGGATCAGTTTGTATACTTACCCGAGGTGCTTTGGCGTAGAAGTCGCTGAGATACTGTAAAGGTTTCTCTACGTCTTCCAGTTCTTTTCTCAAATCAGACCAGGCGGCAAGCCGATCTTCGAATGGTTTTTCAAACATTATATAATGTCAGTTTTCTTGGCTTTGATTATAAATTTTAGTTCAGTTTGATCGTCAATTGGCATAGTCGACGTCACCTTGATATCAATAGTATCATATGGCAATGTCGAATCTACATCTCTTACTATAGCATCAAATCTAATGCTGTCAACATAAGATTCGTCACCTATGAAGTGGTAATCGTCCGAAATTTCAACATCGCCCGGATTTGCATAGGCATCGACAATTACAGTCATCACACCTTTACGGATCAAACGATAGTTATTACTAACCATGATATATTCGATATCGTAGGCTTGATTAATTACGCCAGGAAGTCTAAATAACCTAGTATCGTTAAGTCTGCCGAATGTAATTGCATTTTCATATTTTAATTCATAAAATGCAGTTCCGTCTATTTCTGGTACGTAGGGAACTGTTAGCAGGCCGCTGCCGCTGATTAATTCGTTTGTTCTAGAAAAGTAATCATCAACAGACTTGTTAGTGGCAACATCGTATTTGATTACTGCAAACTTAGGATCTTTTTCTATACCGCCATCGTTGCCTACAAAAGTAAAATTATTATGATGGCTTACATTGTGCTCACCGTTGGCCACCCAAATAGCATGTTTTGATATCTCTTCAAACTCACTGCTTTTGATTTCATTAAAA